CCACTGCCCGGAGTCCGCGTACTCGCTGCACGGCCCTGTGTTGTACACAGTACACATGATAAGGGGGTACGTGTGCTTACCGCCGCAGTTCTCCCCGCTACATTGTGGGCCGTACGGCGGGCCTCCGGGCAACCCGCCAGAGATCATGGCCCACGAGACACCTTGGTTCGGATCAATCAATGTGCGGTCGTAGTCCACCGACTCGCTGCCTTTGTGGGAGTCGAAGTAGTGGCCATCGAAGAAGTAGTAGCCGTCCCGAAGATAGCCGGGGCTCACGAAGCATGCAGAACGCATCTCCCCGCTCTTCGTCTCTGTGACGGTGTGAGACTTAAAGACGCGAGCACGGCGAACGAGAACGTACTGGGGGCGGTCGATGAACACCGTGCCGAACGCCCCACCGTAGCCAGACGGAGACACTGTGAGGGTGCCAGTCGTCACAGATGACGACAGAACCGCCCGACTGTCGATGTCGTTCGTGTACGGCATCGGCGGCATGGACTGATTGCCAGACTCGTAGGTCCAAGACCACGACCCACCATAGAGGCACGGCTCGCCATCTCGTTCATCCACACGTGTGTTGATGGGCTTGCTGTCGCCAGCACGAAAGTAGCGCGCCACTTTCAACTCGCCTTCGACAATGCCAACGTAGACCGGCGTGTCGCAGTCCTTGGTCAAGTTGCCACCGTACAGTGGTTTCGCGCTGTGGCTGAGCAGACCGGGCGGGACCATCATCGGCTCGTAGTACTTGACCGGGATGAAGCTCTTTCGGATGGGGGGCGAGTACAGGAACCCCTCCTGCTGCAGGCGAAGCTCTGCCGACCCGGTGGCGATCGGTTCCCCGGGCTTGCGGTCCTTGTTGATGCTGCCGATCTTGATGTTGATCTGATACCAGCACGCGCGCTGGTAGCCATCTTCCTCTTCAGGGTAGTGGTATCCCACGTTGTGCGCCTGCTCGCCCTTCTCCGTGAACGACCAACCGCAAATGGAGCTGAACCCGGAGAGGCGACCGTAGAAGTCCTTCAGATCCGATGGCGACAACAGCTGGAGAATCTCGCCCCGCTCCACCTTCTTGTTGAACAGAGCCGGCGTTGTCGGGAACGCTTCGCCAGTCGGTAGACAGCCAAGCTCTTCGAGCGCGGTCACCATGGCTGTATCCCCACGTGCTTCAGCGCGCGCTTTGAAGCCCTGCGTGTCTGAGCCGGGGTAGATTGGCAGCGGCATCGCAACCACTCCACGACCGGCGCTGATCTCAATCAGCCACAACCGCTTGTCCTCCGCACGGAAGATGCCATGCGTCCGCATGAACTTGTAGTCGAACCGCACCTGCACGCCGTACTGATCCACCTCCTTCATGTACGGAGACGTCTTCGTAGGCTGATCCGGGTCCCGCAGCTTGTTCTTGTTGATGCGCCCGAAGCCCATGCAGATCTGGACCACCTTCTTCATGGTGCCAGACCACTGAGACGAGCGCGGCACATGGAGCTGGCTGAACTCTACGTTCGAATCCTCTGGCGCGCGCCACTCGCTCAGAGAGGCGTAGGGCGCCACGGCCAGCCGACGCGAGGTCTGCAGACCGGTGCTGATCTTCTGCATCTTGGCGCAGTTCGGCGTGGGTGCCCAGCTGCGGATCACCTTGTACGAAATCTTCGAACCATCCGGCTTGGTTTCTTCGCGCGGCTCCATGATGCCGTTCTGCACCATGCCAGACAAGAAGTCTGGGAAGAGGGAAGGCTCCGGCACTTCAGGCTCTTCGTGGACGTGATCGGGAAACACGACCCCCGCGCTGATCTGGATGATGTTCTGGTCACCCGCAACAAGCACGTAGATGTACTCGTCATCGCTGACGCGACGGCTCATCGAGTACGTGGGGATTTCGGCCCGCTTCGTGAACGCCTGTGCTTTGCTGAGCAGCAGCTTGCCCTCGGGAATGAGGGCAAGCGCACGTTTCTCATCACCCTCCAGACGGATCGACGGGGCCCCATCGTAGGAGGCCATCGTCGGATCAGCTCGAAGTCAGTTGCACGCGGTACGCGAGGTTGAACACGTCGGTGTTGTACAGCGTGCGAGCAGCGGCGAACTTGGTGGCCGAGACCAGCTTGCCGGTCACAGCGCCCTTGGCCGACTCACTCAGCAGCGCAGCACCGTTCACCGTCAGGCTGGAAGCCGTGGCGATGGTGAACGCAGCCTTGTTGGCGAGGTTGTCGATCATGTTGGCCGACGGAGCCGACGGGGTCCAGATCGGGCGAGTCGCCTCGGTGTAGCCCTCGGTGTTCGACGTGATCTCGCTCGCAGTCGCGGGGAACGACGCGGCCGTCAGGTTGGCCAGCGGCGTGTAGTTCGCAGCGTACAGCGCGAGGTTCCACGTCGGCAGCTTGGTACCGTTGTACAGGCCCACGGTGAGCAGGTACATCAGGCCCTCGTCGGGCAGCAGGTTGGGGTCAGCGCGTTCATCCTGACCGTTCACGTCGTGGATGTACGTGCCAGAGATGAAGGCCTTGGCCTTGGGGAAGTACAGACCGCGCTCGTCGCCGGTGCGTTCGTACTGGTTGGCAGCGAGCGCCTTGGCAAATTCGCCGGCGTGCTTCTTCAGACTATTTTCCATGATGGTTTTCCTTTCAAAGACCAAGTCGGTGGACTGTGATACCGCCAAATGCGCCAGTGTATATCGAGTGCTGACCTCAATGGTCCGTCTCGATATAAATGCCGCACACGTCAAGACCCACCGCAAGAGCGGTGGCGTTGTTGCAGCGCCAGAGCTGATGGCACAGGAGCTGGGTTGCAATCGGGATTTCCGTCGACGGCAAGAACCCCGTCACTTCAAATGTCGTGTTCAGGCGCCGGACCTGCCAGTAGCACCCACCCGCCGGTGGTGCAAAAAGGTTGAGTTCGTAGGCGTCGACGTTGGTGTTGGCGGGAAAATTGGCACCAAGGTCAATCGGAGTCTTGGCCGTCGCGTTGCCGCGAATGATGTGCAGGTTGTCGGACGTCCCGATCTGACCTACGCCGAGGCAGTTGACCTTCGTCGATGGGTCGATGTTCGTAGGCGCGGCGGTGAGCGCATCCAGCCCGACGAACATGCGCGCACCAGCCACCGTGGCCACGTCGCTGACGCCGAAGCGGTAGCGCGCGAAGAAGCCGCCAAGGCCGGGGCCAGCACCAGTCGTGTACTTGGCCACTGCCTCACGCCCTCCAGCCAGCGCGCCAGCGGTGGCGGCAGACACATACCCCAGACGGGTCATGCGCGCCCGCAGGTTGGCGACGCCGACCGTGCGCGCGGTTGCCGTGCCGGTGGCCGTCAACGCAGCCATGCCGAAGACACCCGGTACCGTGGTCGAGCCGCCGGGGGGCATCCACAAAGCGACTTTGTTGCCGCCGAGGTTGGCTTGCAACGTAGTGTCCAGACCGGACGGGCCGATCTGCGCGGCCATCATCCGACCGGCGATCTTCTTGATGAAGATCGTCCCGTAGTCCGCATCCGGCGCCGCTGGGCTCTGCGTATCTGGGAGCGTCAGCGTCGCGAGAGTGCTGCTCTCGGCAGACGACACCTGCACGCCGCCGTTCTCACTGTAGATCAGCACTTGCCCGGGCTGCAGCATCGCCTTCGCGATCGGGGCGGTGGTCGCCCCGGTGTTGTGGGAGATGGTGAAAAGCCCGGCCAAGGCGCCATCATTCGTCACCGTGACGAGCCGGACGTTCCGGGTTCCGGCCGCAGCGTAGGTTGCGATGTTGTACGTGGCAGCGGACGAGGTCACGATGGCGCTCGAGCCGTCCAGCGTAGCCCCGGAAACGTCCGCATAAGAAACGTGCGTGCGGGAGGCGAGCGCCCCCGCGTTGCCAATCGTGATCGAGTGCCCGTTCTTTAAGTAGATCATCAGAACCCCCCGAGCCCTGCGAGGGCAAACTCATACGTGGTGCCGCCACCGCCACCGCCTTCGCCCTCTTTCGCAAAGGTTTGGTATGTAGATGTGGATGTGGCCACCGCCACGCGGCTTTCGTCCGATATAACGTACAGCTGCCACGGGACGAGCAGGCTGTTGGACGCCAGCGCATTCAGCGCCGCGCGTGTGCCACGAGCGTGCCGGATAGTTGGCATTAGAACGTACCGCAGTCAACATCGCCAACGGCGAGCGTTACAAAGGCGTTGCCCGCATCCTTGGTCCACTGCATGGACGAGTTCATGCGGATAACGCCGTTCGTACCGTCTGTACCCCAGATGTACCCGGAGGTGCCACCAGTGACAACGGCCACCTTCTCGTCGGTGGAGGCGGCAGGGATGTTCAAGGCGGTCTTGAACGCGTCGAAGGTGATCTTCTTTTCCTTCTGGCCGACACCGTCCGCGTCGTGGATCAGGATCAAGTCAGCGGCGCCGTTCACCGACGCCAAGGTAGAGAGATCGTCAATCGCCGGGACGATCGGCAGCTTGGTGGTCGGATCGGTCGCTACGTGCGCGGTGCCACGGTCCGTGGTGACCATGACCTCGCCAGCGAGCATGCCGGACGTGGGGAGGTTGGCCTTCAGGCCACGTTTGAGCTGAATGCGAGCCATGCTAATTCCTTAGAAGAAAGTTCCACCGTCGATGTCGTCCGTAGGTACGATCGGAATCGGATACACGTCCGAGACCGAGTGCTGATGCCCGACATCGCTTTTATCGCTCAACGCTGCTTCCAACCCAGTTACGTCCGACACCCCGATCACACCCTGAGCAGCAGGTGCGACGCCGGTTGCCGTGACGCCGTCCACGAAACGACCGCCCTTCCAAACACGGCTGTTTGGATTGGGCGGGTAGAACTTGCCAGCAAAGAAGTCGCTCATGCTATTACCGAATCGACAGCGGTACCGAAAGCCACCGTAGACGTGGAGTTTACAGGAGTGACAACCTGCTTCATACCCTTCCGGAACAGGAACGCGGTCCGACCCACGAGCCCTGCCGGCACCTTCACACGCTCGGGCTGAAGCTCCACCGTCGCGCCGCCATCCATCCCAACAACATAGCCCGAGGTGCTGAGCCACAGGGCAACGGGGTTGGGGGAAGGAACTTGTTTGTCGGGGAAGTGCCCCGGGCCGACCTTCACACCGCTACGGCGCACCGCGCGGTGTGGGCTGACCAGCTTCATCTCGAACTTCGTCGGGTCGGTGCCAGAGAGGAACCACACGCCGCGCGAGTCGCCGATGTAGAGCCCGTCCGTGACAGCCTCGACGAACGAGATGTAGCCACTGAATTGAATGAAGCCATGCGCCGGGTTGTTGAGGTGCGGGCGCATCGCTTCGCTGAAGTAGAGCGTGCCCAGCTTGGCGGTGTAGAGACGACCGGCGAGCCACGCAATGAACTCACCCGGCGGCATCGGGTTCAGGAACTGCGTGTCGCAGTCACCGCCTTGCGCGGTCTGGGTCACTGTGTAGTTGGGGAAGACAGCCGGGACTTCCTCGCCGCGATGGAACTTGGAGCCGTCAGGGTCGGTGATGTAGATGCGGAACGCCCAGCCGGGGCGAACAGGCAGGCCGTTCAGCGTGATGCCGCCGCCCTGCGGCAGGTCGATGATCTGGACCGGAGTGGCACCGCCCTCTTCACGGCGATCGTCGAGGTAGGTCAGGACGACAGCGTACTTGCCGGGGAGCAGCGCCCCGCTGGCGGCAGACAGCGAAGGGATCAGTTCAGGAACTGGTACGCCCACAGGGCGCGCGGCGGCTGCGTCGGCTGCGTCGGCTGGCAGCCAGCCGATCGTCGACTTGCTGGTCCAGTACACGTTGCCGTTGTACTCGGTGTAGGAGAGCGGATCTGCTGAGTTCAGAGCGGCGAGGGGCGTGGTGCTGAGGTCGTCGTTCAGGCGCAGCAGCTGATTGCCCTTGGCCACCAGCATGGTACCGCGCTGCTGGGCACCCCAGATGCTGTGGTAGTCCGAGCCGGACAGACGGAGGGTCTGGCCGACACGGCGATTGAAACGGCCAGCGCGGCCAATGTCCACATTGACGGCTTCGCGGACCGCCCCCTTCAAGAGGGCGGTCTCGTTGCTCAGGGAGTCGATCCCTGCGGCTGGCAGCGGGTACGGGCGGGTTGCGCTCATCGTTACCTCAAGCAACGACCGGTGAAGGCACGGTCTGATTGGACAGGATCGGCAGCGGGCTCACCACACGGTTCGTGCAGCCGAAGGGGTTCGTCACGCTTGGCCCGTCGAAGGCGATGTTCGGAATCCCCACCGGCGACACGACCGGCGCGATGCGCGGAGCTGCCACCACACCACTGTCGAAGCCCGAAGCACGGAGCGGATGGAGCAGGCGGGGGATTCCGACCTCGCTCATGTCGTCGCCATGAGCCTTGATCTTGCCGGCCTCCCAGCGATCGATGTCGCCGATCAGCAGGCTTTCCCAGCCTTGCGCGCCGATTGTGCTGGACGCCTTGACAGAGTGGTTGCCGCTATTGTAGCTGTCCACGCCGCGAGAGTACACCGTCCGAACACGTTGGGACACGGTGCAGCTGCCAAACACCGTCACATCGCCCATGGAGGCGGGGCGAACGAGCGGGTTTTTCCGGATCACCTTCATCGGGAACCTGTAGTTCTCGAAGTCCCACGACTCCAACGAGCAGCTGTTCCAACCCTCGGGCCAGACCTGCCGGTTCACGTACTCGATCACATGCGTGCCCCACAGCGTCTGCGAGCCCATACCAATCGTGTACCGGCGGGGATATCCGACCAACGCGTCCCCCCACGGGGTAGTCTCGTACTGTTGTGGGTTCCCACTATGGGGGATGCCCTCCGGCTCCACAACGCGGTCGAGTAGCTCAACTAGGTTCTCTCCCCACAGCGTCGCGTCGTACTCGTCCGGGTACACGTACTGCGGGGCGTGCGGGTCTACAGGGAAGGCAACGGTGGTATCGCCGAAAGCGTTGTACGGAGGAATGCCGGCGTTCGCCCCCGGGTCATCGAGGTTCACGAACTGTGGCACGCCCCAGAACACAGGGAACCCCATGCGCAGGGAGCGGATTGCCTCGACGTAGATGTACTGGCGACGCAGCGTGAATGCAGCGGTGCCCCACTTGGTCCGCCCGTTGAGGTCGTCCTGAACCGCACCGCTACGGTACGGCACAGGGCCGATTGCACGGTGCTGGTTGGTCACGGTGGCACGACCGAACCATGGGCGATTGCTGCCGTCTGGAGACGACAGGTAGGCGTCGATGGCCATGCCCCCAGAGCTTGGCGTGTACCCGATCGGGCGCTCAGACCCCTGAGGCGCGTAGATGGTGAACGGCGTCATCCGAGCAACACCGAAGCGGATCAGCGCAGGATCTACGCTCTTCGCAGCCACGTACTGAGTGAAGATCAGTGTCGGCACACCAACTTCACCATCAGACTGCCAGAACTTGGCCTCAAGGGCGTTGGTCCACACACGACCGATACCAAAGCGGGACGACGGTGCGTCCCAACTTGGGTAGATGGTGTTCAGCCGGATAGTCGGCCGTGGCGGATTGCCAATGCCGATATCGGGTGGCGGGATTCCATCGCCGTCATCGACTTCTCCCGTACTGGATGTGCGGCTCAAGTCGATCGTCTGCAGCCCCGGAGGGTCAGGCAGAAGGTTACGGATGCGGTGCAGCTGAACAAACGGCGGGAAAGCGATGCCGAGCGGCGCCAGCTCCCGTGTGCGGCGGCCGATCAGATGCTTGGGGACATCGTCATCACGGAACCCTTCCGGCTCCACGTACCGGATGAAGTTCTCGATGTGCGCGCGGCCGAACTCGGACTGATCGTAGCCGTACGGAGCGACTTCCACGTTGCGGTTACGAACGCCAGCCTCGCCGAACCACGGATCGTGGACGTTCAGCGCGTACGGGAACACTTCGCGGCGGAAGATGCGCACCTCATGCCCACCGACCTGACCCAGTTTGGGGATTCCGACCGGGGCGATAGGGAACGGGTTGTGGCGCACCTCGGGGTACGAGGCGGGGACGTCGTAGAACAGCCCGGGGGTGACGAAGCGGCGTGCGAAAGCGATGAACGGCACGCCCCAGACCGGACCAACCCAACCGCTGTGCTGCTTGATTTCGCGGTTCAGGTTGGCGACCGGGTTGGGGCGGCCGAACGCAGATACATCACCGATACCGGCAGGGCCGAGCACATCCGCCTTGTTCCACACGACGGTATAGCGCTCGTTGTAGAACGAGTCCCAGCCCTGTGTCTGCACAGTGCGATTGCGGTGGGCGATGAACGTGTCAGCGCCCCACAACGTCATGTCTGTACCGACGGGGTAGACGGGGTCGGCTGCGTTGTGAACCCACCCAGCGATGCTCACGCGCGAGGAGATGTGCCCAAACGTGCGCAGCTCGCGGTTCTTGTTGTCGACGAACGGGTAGTACCGCCCCCACTGGTCGGGGTTCAGGTTGTCCGCGAACGGCCCAACCTTGACCTCCTGCTTCAGGTTGTAGACGACGGGGAAGTTCCACTGCGTGTCGTACCACCCGTTGCGATCGAGGTTGATGTTCTGCACCCAGTTGAACACGGAGGCGGTTCCGTATTCGGCTGGATCGGCTTCGCCAGTCAGGACGTACACGCGACGCGTGTTGATCAGCAGCTCAGCGTTCTCCGGAACGGTGGAAGACTCCCATCCGGTCGGAGATACAAACGTAGTGCGGTGTACAAACGCGGTGCCCCACTCCAACGAGAGAGCGGAGATCGGGAATATGGTCCGGTACCGAAAGTCGATAGCTGGCTCTGGTACCCCCGCGCTGTCTATGCCGGAGCCAGCGAGATCGACCCACTGCACAAAGTGCGTTACCGTAGTCTGGTCTGATACTCCCCCCGCCCCGGGCGGGTTGGTGACGACCACCAACTTGGTCCGGAAGTCGATGGTCGGGGACGGAATGCGCCACCCACTGATCGGACCGAGGTTATTCAGCGGCGGGATACCGCCCGGGCGCGCGTACAGGACGGCGTCTTGGACGATAGCGGTGCCAAAAAGCGTGGCGTCAAGGCCGGGCGGCGACAAGTACCGGACCCTGAACGTGACTTCAACATCCCCTACCCCACCCGATGGCGCGATGGGCGCGGGTGACGGGCGTTGTGTGCCGTAGTAGGCGTTGTGGTCGCCCCATACGCTGGAACGGAAACCGCCAGCAATCACGTCCCGGGAGTAGCGGGACACCATCGAGTTGGTGCTGACGTACGAACTGTTCCAGCCAGCTGCACCAAGCATCCGCACCGTCTGGTCGACAGACGGTGTACCGAACATAGACCAGTCAGCACCCAGAGGGTGAAGGGTCAGGTAGATCGTCTGGTCGATCGTCGGGGACGGTACCACGTACGATACGAACGTGTCGGGGAACAGCTGGCGGTTCCGGTTGGCTACGGACAGCGGTGGCCAGACGGAGTTGTCCGGAACCGGCACTCCTTTCCCGGACAGCTCGAGGTATTGGGTGGTCGGTCCTGTCGGCGGCAATCCAGAGGCGATGGGTGACCCAGCTTCAGACGATGCCCAGCCAAGAAGCGGTATCGTCTGTACTCCATCCCACACAAGGTGTGAGCCGAATGCAGACGGCGACCAACCGATCTGGTTCAGAAACCGGTTTTTGAGGGAGACACTTGCATCCCCAACAAAGGCGGCTGACACGCCGATCGGCGAGACGAACCGACCTTGGTAGTTGACCTCAACCTCCCCAAAACCAGTGTCAGAGGTCGGTGGCGGCGAATACGGGAGCACATAGCGGTAGTAGTTCTGGATGTCGTGGAAAGACACCCCCCCGTCCGGTATGCCATACCACTCAAGATCAACAGTCTGTACTCCGTATTGGATTGCTGGGTACCCAAATACTGTGAGCCCGCCCTCAATGCCGTCTGGGTATACGCTAAACGCGGCGTTTGTGATCTCTACATCACCAAAATCGGAAAGATCGAACCCTTCGCCGTCGAGGTTTATGGGTTGTTTCTGCAGGCGAATCGACGTCGCGCCAAAAGCGGCGCTGTCGATGCCGGGGGCTAGGACGGTCTGCGGAGGCGCAGCCGCAGCGGTCGGGTCAATAGCCAGATCGGCATCGACCGCGTTGTAGTTCGGTACTACAACCGACGCCGACCCGGTTGGTTTCAGGTCGGCGTTAACAGCATTGAAAATCGGCGGTGTGTACGCCACACGTCACCCCGCTGAAATGTGGTCGCGGGCAACAGTGTAGTTGTACGGAGCGTCTTTGTTTGGGTCTACGAACACTACGTAGAACGCTTTGGGGTCCGCCGTGTTGAGTCCAACGAAGGAGTAGTTACCGCTGGAGTTGCTAATGGCTTGGTCCACAAGGGCGCCGCTATCGCGGTAATAGAGGCGTACCACAACCCCGCCCGCGTTGGCACCAGAAATCTTTACATTCCCGCTTATCGTCCCGCCTACGGGGTACCCAGCAAGCGACGGGTTCTGCGCCCCGCTGCCGAGAATAGCTACAGGACCGACTTTGCTGTACAGCCCTGTTGGTAGTTTCTGACCGACACTGCCTAGATCGGCCATCACAGCCCCGTAAACGTGTCTGATGTTTCTAGGATCATGCCGACATCCGTCGCTGCGGCGGACGCAGCAATAACTTCGAAGGTCCGTCCCGCCACAGGAGCAATGCCACTGAACGTGTTCCCAAAACCGATGGCAGTCACCCCGTGCGCCGACCCCCACACTCCGGGGAGCACCCCTCGAAAGTATCCTTCAGAATGCAGCGCGTATTGGAACAAGTCAACGGAGTTGTTAACCCGGTTCGGGTATGGAAAAACGCTGTAGTTGCCATTGCCCATCATGCCCTCGCCACAACCGCTCAGCGGCACTAGGGCGGCGGCTTTCGCGCCGACTACGCCCAGATCGTTACGCGACACGTATGCCGAGGCCGGGGCCGTACCGGAAAACCCTACATATGGGTAGGAGTAGTACGAGTTGTTGGCCTCTGCAAGGATGAAATCGTTATATGTGTCGCCGGACTTAAGGCTTGGGAAAGCGCCGAAGCTAAGGTATGAATCTGCTACCGGTGCAGAATTGGCGCCTCGCGGGGGTACATACCCTGGAAAGACCAATACGTCAAACCAATTTGATGTGGCGCGAACGATCCAGCCGGTTGGGTAGCTCGGACTTGAACACGCTACACGAACCAGCAGCCCGTTGCTATTAGATTGGGTAGTGGTAGGGAACGGGTTCGTTCCAGTGCTTACGGCGGTCATGGCCTCATATCCACGTACGTTTGCAGTCATGCAATACGTGGCAGGGTCGTCGCCGGTGCGGGCGTTCCACACACGAATGTACCGGCCATTACCGCCAGCACCTTGGCGGAAAACAGCAATGTTCGCACCCGTATACGGCTTTGTCCAACCGGCACCGGCCTTCGACCCATACCCGGTGCGCAAACACGCGTCGAGCATAGCTATGAAGCTACCGGCGGCGTACGTGAGCGAAGGAGCGCCGGAGTCCGTCGAGCGGTAGATGGTCAGGGCCATTCTGTGGCCTCAGAGCTTGAAGATTTTGTTTGCGCCGTTGTCCCACGTGACGATGATGTCACCGCCGTTGGGGGTGATCGGCAGGCCGGTGGCCGTGTCGATGAACGCGATCAGGGGCGAGGTCGCGTCGGTACCAGTGTCCTTGTACAGAACGATGGCATCGATCGACGCGCCAGTCACGGAGGTGAAGGTGACGTCGTTGGCGTCGGCGGCGCCGCCAGTCGTGGTCTTGCCAGTGAAGGCACCAGACGTGGCGATGCGGGCGCCGGTACCGATGTCCGACAGGAACTCGTGGGCCGACAGGTTCACGGTGTACGTACCGGTGTCGACGAGGACAGCCTTGATCGTATCCGTGTTCCAGTTGAACTGGCCTTCGAGGAAGCGCTGGCGGGCCTTGTCGAAGAGTGCGTTTGCCATGATCTATCTCCTAAGATGGTGAGAGTATAAGTGCTGAGGCCGTACCGGGGAGCCACCTGTACGCCTCAGCTGCCGGTGTTTTAGTCGGGAAGCGGACCGACACGTGCGCCCACCTCCGGCTGGGGCTGGTGCACATTCTGTTTGCGCTCAAGGCGCAGAAGTTCTTGTAGGCCCTTCACTTGGGCGTCACATTGGTCAGCGGCTTGAACAATTCGTCCCGCACTTTCTTCCCGGTCTCCGGCTCCTGCATCAGGTTCGCTGGGAGCGGGGGTAGCGGTGGGCATACCAAGGTTTGCTTCGCAGACGGTCCAACGGTTGCGCAGGACGAGGTTGCCAGCGCGAAGATCAGCAACAGTACGTTTTGCAGCAGCTTCGGCATCAGATTTCCCCTTTTCATAAGCGGCGGATACTTTGTTTTGCGCTGTCGCCAGCGCATCTTTGTGGCGGCTGGCGGCCTCGGTGGCGGTGCGTTCGGCCTCGCGATCTTCGACCAGATGCTCATCCATCTTGAGCTTGGCTACGCGTTCAGCATCGGTCTTACCCTTGTTGTACCCAGCAGCGCCAGCACCGCCGAGACCGAGAATCGCGGCGAGGATCAGAGCAAGGATCAGGCTCAGGTTCATGGCAGCCCCTTAACGCATTCTTTGAACTCGGCTTGACGACGGTTGGCGAGGCCGCGAACGAATTTCTTCTCTGGCTTGCCGTCGATGACACGGCCGGTACTGACGTATGACCACACAGGGTTCCCGCCGTCGGAGTACGCGAGACGGCGGCAGCCAAGTACCCAATCACCGGCATTCCACGCCTTCATCGCTTGGCTGCCGCAGGTGGCGAACCAGCCGAAGTTCCAAGCGTGAGAACTCGCCATGTCAAACACGCTTTGTGGCGGCAGGCGGTTGAAGCACGCTTCCAACTTGAGCTGCATGGACATAAGCGCACGGCGCTCTTCGAGTTCGCACTTCTCAGCAGGCCATGTCTCACCAACGACGATGGGTGTAGGTGTGACGTGTTTCGTCAGCCCGTTGCATACCGTAGGGATGCCCCCCGCGAGTTTGTCCGCGTACACCGTAGAGTCGCCCTTGCCGGTTTTACCGCCCTCCCACACTGCGAGGAATGCGGTGAGCGCGACAGTCCCGAGCAGGAGCTTGGGGCCGAACTTCTTCGACGGGACGGGCTTGGTGGGCTGAGTCACGTGCGTGCCCCGGGGTTGACGACGATGCCAACCCAGTAGTGGGCGGGCGGGTCGTTCTCCGGGTGGGGGACGATACGCACGCTGGTGGTGATGACGGTGCCGTCGGGACGGTGGATCTTGATGGTGCCCTCGAAGGACCGATGCTGCGTCACCGCGTCTTCAAAGTCGCGGAGGTACATCGGGTTCAGGTCTGCGGGGACAAAGCGCTGGTACCCGAAGTTCAGCAGCTCGTCGCGTCCACAACCCACAAGGCGAGCGTACGCGGTGTTGACGTTGAGGTTGCGCCCGTCGCTGTCGCAAATGAAGCGCGGGGTCGGGTCCAGCTCCATCTCGCCGTGGATCATGGCCGAAATGTTGCTCAACACGCGGTTCTGGTCGTCAAGCGTCTTGGTCTGCGCATCGAGGACGGCCAGCGCGCGGTCGGTGCGCTCGCTGACGCCGCTCAGCAGGTCGGCGAAGCCAGAGACGCGGTCTGGCAGCTCGTTGAAGGCCATGCGGCGGGCCCCACGCATGCGGCGCCACTCGGCGATGGAGAGGTAGCGGCGCTTCATCCAGAGGAATGCAGCGCTGACGCCACCGACTGCAGCGAGAAAAATCTGCGTCACGTCGATGGATTGGAATAGATCACGCCAGTCCATTGCGGGGTTCCTAAATACCGCCGTACATTACTGCACGGTATTTGTGTTCGCGGCGCTCGCGCTCGGCTTTCGCCTGATCGCAGTACGCCAAAAATTTGTCGCGAAACTCCGTAGAACGGCCGCGATCGTAGGTCTCCGCGTCTTGCTTCTCGTGCGCCAGATGCTTCATCCAGTTCAGCAGGTGCCGATGATGCTGGACGTCGATTTCAAAGGCGGTTGAGGAAGCGGTGATGTCTTCGAGGGGCATGCGGTAGACGATCGCATGGAGCGTGTCGTCAGCCACTGCGGGGGCCACCAGACGGAGCTTGTTCGCGTCCATCCCCACGACGACGCCGGTGATGGCTGTCGGGTTGGTGTTGAACTTGACGCCGCCGGTGCCGAACGACGTGGACTGACCGTAGTCGTCCTGCGCCCAGCCGGGGTGGCCAAGGTCCTCGAAGTTGAGAATGTTGACGTTGCGGCCATCAGATGCACGGCGCAAGTCGCGGAGCTTGAGGATACGGGGGTCGTAGTCGAGGTATGTGTCCCCTGCAGCGACCTGCAGCGTGCAGATCGTGGTCGTGGAGTCGGCGATGCCCCCACCTTCGCGGCAGAACATCTTCTGAGCGTCGTCCATGTAGACGAAGATCTCCGTGTCCGTCCAGAGGGGCGGGGAGGCTTCGTCGCGAACGTCGCTGCGGAAGAGGTCCTTGAGCTGGGTGGGGGTCATCTCAGGCCTCGATCACTCGGCGGCCTTGTCGGCAGCCACTTTGTCGTGGTACTGCTGCCACACGGTTGCGATTTCCTTCGACTGCACCTTGAAGCCGACGGCTTCGGACACGGCGCCCACGGTGGGGCTGCCAGCAGCGGTGAAATTGTCGCGTGCGTTCTCGGCAACCAGCTTCTCGATAGCGGCGAGGATCAGCGGCGCGCGCTCGGCGGGATCGCCCGGGGCGTTGTCGGTCTTGGTCACTTCCTCGACCTGCGGGTCTTCGCCGTCGGGCGGGATCGCACCGATGGCCAGTGCCTCTTGGTAGATGGCGGGCGGCACATGGGTGGGCTTGCCCTTCTCGAAGGCCACGGAATGGCCCTTGGTCGTGGTCAGGACGTAGTTGCGATTCAGGACGAGCAGGGTCTTGCTCTTGGCTTCAGCCATGGTGGTTCTCCTTCAGTGGTGGCAATGGAGGAGCGGGGGCCGAAACCCCCGCCTGCCGGACCCGGTTTAGTGGGTCTGGACCTCGTTCACGCGGTTGCGGATGATGTAGCTCACGCGCACGGTGATTTTGCCAGCCGTCGCGTCAGCAACGGTGGGCGCCACGGTCACACGGACCTGCTCGCCGCCGCCGACGAAGCCGGTGACAGTCAGGGCCGTGCGGCCAGCCGCCACACGGTCGGTGGAGGCGAGATAGCGCGCGTCGTTGACGCTGTCGCCAACCTTGACGTTGTAGGCGGTGGAACCGCTCACGGCCGTCTCAGTGACCACCTCGCCGCCGACAACGATGGCGTTGGTCGGCAGGAGGATTGCGTCGAACACGTGGCTGCCCACAACCTTGAAGTTGTCGTCAACACCGCTGACGTTCTTCATGGTGTCGTTTGCCACATCGAAAGTGAACTCGGCAGTGATCGGGTACTGACCACCGCGAGCCGCAAGTTTCTGAGCCATGGAATTTCTCCTTAGGAAGTTGCGAGTTGCGGACGGTCCCGATTACTGGGCGACGTACACCGAGATCACGCCGAAGTCCTGCGTGGTGTTGCCGGCATAGATCGAGTTGAACTTCGGCTTCAGGAAGCCGAGGATCTTGCCCGTCGAGATGCCCTGCTGGTTCTCGTAGTCGAAGCCCTTCTCGACCCACTCGGGGTTGCCGATGTCGGCCATCGCCAGAGCCTGAGCGCCGCAGAACAGGATCTGGCAGCCGTCCACCGTGCCGGTGGCACCCCACTTCGAGCCGCTGGCAGCGCCCGAGGTGTTGTACACGTTGCGGTATTCGTGGAACACGATGCCGTCGATCATGACTGCTTCGCCGCCGCTGAACAGCGGGTTCTCACCGGAACGCTTCTGTGCGTGGCGCACGTTCAGCATGTAGGTGGGGTCCAGCTTCAGCTTGGCCATCGCCTGCGGGGTCAGGAAGGCGTGGAACACCTCGTCGCCGCCTTCGCCCTTGATGCCGCGCAGGTACTGGTCCTTCGCGTAGGCCTTCAGCTGCACGAACAGCTCCCACATGGGGGTGTCGGCGGTAGCGATGGAGCTGGTAGCGCCGTTGGTTTCCAGCGTCTTGCTGGTGCCGTTCCAGCGCAGCTTGCGCAGGTTGGTGGGGGCCGACACGTCAGCAACGAACTCGAGGAACGGGAAGTCCGAACCCACGCGCGGAGCGCCGTTGTTGCGCATCGCGTAGCTCACGCCCGACAGGGTCAGGAACGCCAGCTGGTCGATACGCTCGGCCAGCCAGTAGGCCAGCACGTCGCGGCTGTTGTTGCGGAACTCGACGACCGACTTCTGGTCGGCCATGCGACCTTCGTGACGGTTGGCGTGGCGCAGTTGGTCGATACGGATCACCTGATCGTACGACTTCATCGCCTCTTCGTTGCCTTCCAGCGTACGGTCACCGGCAACGCCGTCGCCTTCGAGGTCGGCCAGCAGCGTGATGACTGCGCGGGCGCCCTTCTCGGACTTTTTCAGCTCGGTGATGTGCTGGATCATGGAGTTCGAGCCATTGCCGAGGAACTTGTTCACGAAGGAATAGTTCCGGGCCATGCGCCACGTGTCCATCGACCAGACGGTCTTCTGCTCGTTGGTGAGCAGTGCGAAATTGGTAAGCATCTTGTGCCTCCTTCAGGCAGGGGATGTGAAAGTCAAACCGTTGATTGCTCTCAGATCACGCTCTGGGGCCAGCGCAGGTCGACTTTTAAGGAGGCCGGTCTCCGCAGAGCTGTCGGGTCTGCTGCCGAATGTTGCCGGAAGTATAGACGAAAAAATGGGAGGGCAGCAACTGCCCTCCCAAAATGTTGAGGTTGCACCGCCTGCAGACCTCAACCGCCTTCAACAGATGGGAGTTTACTCGTGTCCAGCACTGGGTAGCCACTACCAGTGCCTGTGGGCGTGCAGTCCTTGCAGCTCTGTGCGAGTAGTGCTTCAAGCTCCGGGGGTGTTTTGCCCCCAAAATGCAAGTAGGTCGGCTCGGTCGTTGCTGACATGATGACGTGGCGCATAGTGCCCCACTGCTCACGAGTTGGCGGCTCGCTCGAATTTTCAGCGAAGCCGCGCAGGTAGTACGCAAGATTCTCTGGGGTCATTGCCATCAGCGTTCTCCCATGCCTTTATGTGCGTCAAAGCCCTGAACTGCGGCGCGCTGCGTCGGAGGCTTGGGCGGGGGGTACTGGCAGACGTTGTTCCCGAACACGATGTACTCGGGGGCATCGACGCCAGAGCCGATCTTGGCCACGATGCGGCCTTCGTTGTTGGTCCACATGGTCACGCCCACCGGCTTTTCAGGGTCGGCGCGGAAGTAGGCGCGGAGGACCGATTCGAGATCGATCTCTTTGGTCATTCCAGCACCACCCAGTCTTCGGTGAGCGTGTCGGTCTGGCTGGCCAACCACGGAACGCGGGCGCCGGGAGTGTTGACCGAGTCGTTCGGGTAGCTGAGGTACAGGTAGGGGAGAGTCATCTTGCTGTGTTCGTCCGGGCGCTGCATCTCCAGCCACATGCCCTTGCCGTTCCAGCCGTGGCGGGCCACGCGCTTGCCAGCCTTGAGGAAGTGAATGGCGTCCCCGAACGTCAGGAACTGGGCGGGGCCTTCAGTCACGCGGTACGCGGCTTTGAAGACGTCGCGCGGGCTCCAGCTGGTGTAGCCGTCAGCGTACTTCACAGCGTAGCCGGGCTGGCCGTCCTTTTCCTGCTCCCAAGCAGTGATTTCCTTGGTGCCGATGTAGCGATGGGTCATGTGAATCTCCAATGAAAAAGGGCCCCGAAGGGCCCTTCGAGGTCCGCTGATCTTATATCAGATGGAGTCACCACGCAACTTGGCCTTGGTCTCTTCGTCCAGCTTGGCGAACTTGTCCTGCGACAGGCGCAGCACGTCCACGTCGCCGCCCTTGCCGCCGCCAGCCTTGTCGGAGTCCAGACCGACATCCTTGCCGTTCGGAGGCTGCTTCTTGTTGGCCTCGGCCGCCTTCTTGCGGGCGTCGGCGGCGCGCTGGTCGGCCAGCTCCTTGGCCTTGTCGCCGTCGTCGCCGCTCTTGCCAGCAGCGGGCGGGGTACCCAGCACGTACTTCACGGCCTTGGCCAGCGCGTCGGCGCGCTTCTGGCCCGCCTTCACGAAGGCGTTCAGCAACGTGGCGACCTCGTCGGTCTTGTCCTCATCGAAGTCCTCGTGCTCAGGATTCAGCGCGGGGTACTTGGCCTCGTAGCCAGCCAGCTGAGCGTTGTAGCTCATCTCGTCGATGGCCGCCTTGCGGGCAGCTTCCGACTTGGTGTTGGTCTGGTACTCGGACAGCTCGTCGCGCAGCTCCTCGACCTGACGGCGGACCTTGCGAGCCTCGTCCTTCTTGCCGTCGAGGATCAGGTCTTCGTACTTGTCCTGCAGCTTCTCAATGTCGTCGCGCATTTCCCGAACTGCCTTGGCCGTGGCCGAGGCCTGCTGGCCGCCCTTGAGCTTCTCGATCTCTTCGAGCAGGGCGGCTTCGCGCTGCTTGGCCTTGCCGAGGGCTTCGTCGAAGCGCGACTTGGGGATGCGGATGCGCTTCTTCTTCTCTTCCTCGGCTTCGAGGCGAAGGCGCTCGGCCTTCTCTTCCTCGGTCTCTTCGCCTTCCTTGTTGGGGTCGGCCTTGTCCCCCTTGTCCTTGGACTTGTCGTCCTCGTTATCGAGCTTGTCGCCCTTGCCGGCGTTGTCCAGAGGCGACTTGAAGTCGTCGCCGCGATCCACAGGGGGGTTCTTGTCGTCTGCGCCACCGCCGCCACCGCCGGCGGCGCCGTCGTCACCGGCCGGAGCCCAGTAGCCACGAGAAATCAGTTGTTGGATTGCGAAAGGCATTATCAAGCTCCTTGCTTGGGGGTTTTGGCCGGGGCACCCGGCGCTGGCGAAGTGGGAGACGCCTCTCCCGGGGGTTGTGCGTTGTGTACTGCCGCCACACGAGCGGCTTTGGCCTGCTCCTTGGCGACGGTGGCCTTGATGGCTGCTTCGGCGGTGGCCTGCTCACGCTTGAGGGCCATCTCCATCTGCAGCTGCTCGCGCTTGAGTTCGAACTCGCGGTTCATCTGCTCCTGCTTGAGCTGGAATTCCTGATCGAGCTTCTGCTGTTCCATGGCCATCTCGGCCTCCAGCTTCTGCTGCTCCAGTGCGATCTCGTTCTGGCCGCTGTCCTGACCGATCGAAGCGATCTCCTTCTGGGCCTTGGCCTGCTTGAGCTGAGCGTCGGAGCCCTTCTGGGTGGCCTCGGCCTCCTTCGTGGCCACGTCGGCAGCCAGCGCGCGCATCTGCAGCTCAGCCTGCTGCTTGGCCTCGGGGGTCTGACCGGCCTGCTCCATCTCCGCAATGATCTGTGCCTTCTCCTTGAGACGGCTCGACTGCAGGATGTACTTGTCGGGGATCTGCACGCCGGCCTCGGTGCGCAGACGCACAGCTTGGTCGAACTGGGTGTCCTCGAACGTGTCGCGCTCGGGCTGGTTCGTCACCACGATGGCGTACTCGCCCAGCGTCAGGTCGTTCACGATGCGGCCCTCGGGCGTGGGCTGGTTCACCGTCATCTGCTCGGTCGTGTTCATCAGACGGTCGGTCGTGATGTACAGCAGGCGCTGCTCGGTGTAGTACTCCTGCACGAGGTCCAGCACGGTGCGTGCGAGGATGAAGTCCGAGCGGTTCATGTTGTCCATGACCTTGGCGAGGTTCGCCTGCCCGCTCTGCTTGTTCGTCTGCACGCTCTTGGCCGCCACGTCCTCGCGCGCGAAACCCTGCATGTAGTCCGACACACCCGAGATCGACTTGATGTGCTCCTCGGCCTTGTACGACACCCGGTCCAGACCGGTGGGGGTCTGGTTGGGCTGGATCTTCTCGATGTTGTTGATGTCGTCCAGCTCGACCACGAGGCCGGACTGCGCGCCGCGCTGCTCCAGCTCGGCGGTGGACATGTTGGTCAGCGCGTTGCGCTTCACCTTCCAGCCGGAGTTGGCCGAGGTGTTCACGACGTGCAGCTCTTGGCTCGACACCTTGTTCAGCAGCTCCTGCGGGCCGAGCAGGTTCTCCACCAGACCGACGGTGCGGCCACGGCGGAAGTACGGGAAGTACGGCACCACGGTGAAGTGCTTGTACGGGCTCCAGTCGTCGTGCAGGACCACGTTGTCGGCGATCACCGTCCAGCGGATGCGCTGGATCAGCTTCTTCGTGGTGGCCAGCTGGGGGTTGGCCTGCAGGTGCTGGGCGATGCGGTCGTCGTCCCAGTCGGTGGGTACAACGCGCGTGTCGCCGGTCTCCAGATCGACGAAGTGCAGCACCTTGTCGAGCTTCTTCCACTGGCGCTCGATGACGCGGATGTTGCGGACGTTGTTGTACTCCTGCTGGGTCACCGTGTTGAGCGGCCAGCCGATGGCGCGCGCGGTGCCGAAGCGGTCGCGGTTGATGTCGATGGAGTCGTAGCCGTAGGGGTAGTACGAGTCGGTGCGGCTGCGCAGGAGGTCCGCGTCGGCCTTGCCGTACAGCAGCTCGATCTGGTCGGGGCTCATCCACTTGGTGATGAGCACGTCGTTCCACTTGTCCGGGTCGTACTCGTCAGCATCCGCGTCGATCAGCACGTTCTTGGGGTTCAGCTGCTCGATGCGCACCTCGCCGCGCAGCGAGTCGGTGAAGTCCAGCCGTACGTCGAAGAAGCCACGGGACGTCACGATGCCGTCCGTGAACACGTCGGAGCGGGCCCAGCTGAGCTGGTTGTTGTCCGCGACCTGCATGAACACCTTGGTCAGGGCGTCGGCCACCTCGGACGTAGCCCCCTCGTTGCGAGGCTTGAAGGCGATGTCCGTGCGGTTGAAGATCTGCTCGCCCATCACGTTGGAGATGGTCGAGATGATCTTGTTGATCGTCAGGGCGGGGCGGCGCTGAGCCTTGAGCAGGGCCAGATCGTTCTGGTCCCACTGCAGGCCGGCGAAGAAGTCCTCGCACTTGGCGGCCTTCTTCACGTAGTCGAGGTGGCCGTTGTCACGGAGCCACGTGTAGCGGTTCCAGACTTGGGTGGCCAGAGCGGTGTTCACAGGCATGTCACTATCTCCTATGCCGACATGTGACTGCCACTGCCGGCGAAACTCTCACTCAGCTTGTCCCGCCAGCTCTTCAGCGGGGGCGGGGTGTACGCTTGCGGTGGCTCCTTACCCATGCACAACTGCACTGCCCAAGCCAGCGCGTCGACCACGTCGTCGTGGACACCGGCCGGGAAGCGAAGAAGTTCCTGTTCTGCTTGTGCGCGCCACGCGGCTTCCTCGGGGAAGATCACGCGGCCCTGCTGCATGCGCCCCTGCAGGGGGCGAGCACGCGCCATTTTATCGGTCATCGGGCGCAGCACCTCGTACGGGAGGTACTGGCGACGCTCAACCATGCGCTTCTTGAACAGCGGCTCGATGGCGCGCCAGATCTGGCCGTCCTCGGCGCCGATCAGGTAGCCGGTGCCGGGCATGGACCCCCAGCGCGTGGCCACGTCGAGCATGGCCTCGACGATCTGGAAGCTGTCCCCCTTCATCCGGAAGATCTCCAGCACGTACAGCTGGTCCAGCTCGTCCTGCAGGATCGTCGCCCCCACGGTCCAGTCGTTGGCCTGCTTCTCGCCAATGGCGAAGTCCCACGCGGTGTAGATGCGCAGCCCTGCGGGCGACGGGAGCTGGCGCTGGTAGCGGAAGTACTCCTTGCGGAAGTACATGCCCTCGTCGGGCACCGGGTTCTGCTGGAACAAGGCCGACCAGATGCGGGTCTGGAGGTTGGCGCGGATGCGCTTCAGTGCCTCGGTCGGGTAGCGGCCCTCGTGGAGGCAGAAATCCTTCGGACGTAGCAGCGTGAGGTAGCGGCTCATCCCGAGGGGCGGATTGGCGACGTCGATCGGCTCGTCGGTGCGAATGATCGGGCCGGGGTTCGACGGGTCCACGTCGTCGCGGTACTCATAGTGGTTGCTCAGCGCCGGGTACTTGATGATCTCGAAGTCGTCGATGCCCTCCGGCGCGCCTTCCTTGCCGATCATGGCCATCGCCTGCTGCAGCCGGCCGGCGAGGTCGTCGTCGTTCCACCACGTCTGGATGACAAGAACGCCGCCGCCGGGGGCGAGACGCGTGTACGCCGTGGACTGGTACCAGTCCCACAGCTTCTCACGCACTAGGACTGAGTCGGCTTCCTCTTGGTCCTTGATGGGGTCGTCGACGATGAGGATGTGGGCGCCCTTGCCGGTGATACCGCCACCACGGCCAGCAGCCGTAAATCCGCCCCCTTTGGTGGTGTTCCACTTCTCGACAGACTGCGAATCCGGGTCGAGAACAGCGTCGGGGAAGATGGCTTGGTACTGCGGGTCACGGAACACCTCCCGAACCTTGCGGCTGAAGCCCATCGGCAGGTCGAGGTTGTACCCCACGTTGATCAGCTCGTGGTGCGGGTACTGGCCAAGGTGCCAAGCGGGGAAACGGATCGACGCCAGCTCCGATTTGCCGTGCCGGGGCGGCATCAGCAGCATCAAACGGGGGGATTTGCCCTCAGCAACCTCTCGAGAGAACCTCTCGAGTCGCCGACAGATGTCGTCGTGGACCCAGCCGGCCAAGTAGCGCGGGTGCGTGAGCTTGGTGAAGTGCAGAAGGCGCCGACGGGCCAGAATCCGGTCGGCAAGGAGCTTCGCAGCGGCGGAATTAGGCTTTGGGGAGGCCACTTGGCACCTCTTCGATCACCGTGACCTCGCCTTCCAACACGTTGGGGTCTCCCTCAGCCAATTTCAGCAGCTCCTCGTCGCTCATGGCGTTCAGGCGCTGAATCAGCACCTGACCCTGCACCGAAACCTCGATTTTTGCCTTCGTCGGCTCGTAGAAGCCGCACATTTTGCCCACTTCGCGCCAGCCGGCGATCATCGTGAGCGGGTCGGCCTTGATCTTGGCCATCTCGATCGACTCCAAGAAGCCGTCGATGACCCGTTTCTTGGTCACCTGACTCGCTGCTGCGTACTCAGCACGACGTTCTGCGATGGCGCGCTCGATTTTCGGGTGGCGCATCCAGTCGTGAGCAGCAGTTCCGGGCTGAGCGGCCCCGGCCGCGCGTGCTGCGGCCGTCTGCGTCATGCCGTGGTCCACCAAATACACGACGAATTGCCGCTGCATCTCTGTCAGCGGTGCGTCGGGGTTCAGGTCGCCGTTTTTTGCGCTTTCGCGACGGCTCGGAAGGTTCTCCGGGGCCTGCGAGACGTTGGAACGGGACTTTTTCGGTGTCTTGGTCGCCATTTGATATCAATTGTAGCCCCATAGAAATTTTGGCGCGAATTTTTTGGAACTCGGCGCTGAAAACAGGGGGCGGGGTACTTCGGATCATGTGCGGAATGGGGTAGAATTGTTTCTGTGGAACTTCAGGAGCGAACCATGCCAGATTTCTGTGCTTGCGGCGGACAACGTCGCCCCAAACAGCGTACTTGTGCGGCGTGCCACGCTGCGTACATGCGTCAGTGGCGTAGTGAGAATCAAGTTTCCGAGGAGGAGCGCCTCAAGGGCGTAGCTCGGGCGTACGCGAACGTGTACAAGCGCCGTGGCAAGCTGACCCAGCAGCCTTGTGCGAAGTGCGGAGATGCCAAGAGCGAGATGCACCATCACGACTATTCAAAGCCTTTGGAGGTTGAGTGGCTCTGTCGCAAGTGCCACTTGGCTGAGCACAAGGGGTGAAGAAGCATGGGTGAGCAGCCCATGTCACCGAGTGACACCCCTCTCCCCCTCGCGGGGAGAGGCCACCCGACTTCGGATTCGGTTCTCAGCTCTTGGAAAAGGAGTCTCTTGGCTCCTAGTCCTCGGTGCTCAGTTCAAAGTTTTGAATACCGCACGCTTCGCGCGCATGCCCGTTGGTTGTGAGCGATCTTGCTCGGAAACGTACAAGGAGTACGCCATGGCCCGCATGACCAAAGCCCAGCTCGTAGACGAGAACATCGCTCTGCGCCACAACCTTGAGCGCTTGGAAGCACAGGTCGCCGACCTTGCCAACCAGCTCGTAGCTGCCAAGGGCGCAGCGAACACCAAGGTTGGTGATCTCATCAAGCGCACGCCTCAGCCGCGCCCCGGTGACTCGATGGTAGTCGCTATCTACACGAAGCGTGACGGCACCGTGTGGAACAAGGTCCGCGTCGGCTGGAACCAGTACGTCCACCGCCAAGTTGCCGGGTGAGAAGAGCGCGCTTCGCGCGCAGGCCCGTTGTTTGTGAGCTTGACCAGTGCTCTGAACTGGTTGCAACCTTTAACCTCTCGAACGGAGTTCACCATGTCCAAGTCTTTCGCACTCGCAGCATTCAACGCTGCTGTCATCGCCACCAACGCTGGTCACGCTGCCAAGCGTGGAGTCGTTGCCGCTGCTTCCAACACTGCCGTCATCGCCACCAACGCTGGTCACGCTGCCAAGCGTGGAGTCGTTGCCGCTGCGTCCTTCACCAAGGACAACGCCGTTGCTGGCACCACTGCCACCAAGGAAGCCGGCGTCGCGTTCTGGGCTGGCATGAAGTACGCCCACAACTACAACAAGGCGAACGCCATCGCTGCCGAGCGCCTCACGCCTGAAGACGTTGAGGCTTCGAAGCCCAGCACGAAGCCCAACTTGCGCATCGTCGCCAAGCGTAGCGCCAAGTAATCAGGAGCGCAGCATGTCGATCCTCATCTTCATCGTGTGCTGCATCGTCGGCACGACCATCTACTTCAAGGCCGTCCGGCCCTTCATCAACCGCTAAGGAGTTTGCGATGTCCAAATTCTTCAGCGCAGCGTTGTTCACCACGCTGCTCCTCATCTCGTTCGGCCTCAGCACCTTCGCACTTGGCTTGATGTACTGGGCCGCTGGTGCGTACTTCGGTTGGACGCTGGTGCTCAGTGTCACGGCTATGTTCGTGGTAGCGCAGTACGCAGTTCTGCGTATGTCGTACGGGAGGGAATGAGTCATGGTCATCGAGAGCGGCGTAATCATCTTTCTCGGGATGCTGTTGCTCGGAATTAAGCTTCCGCGCCGCATTTCGTTGAAGTTGCTGGGCCATCCGTTGGCTCTGGATCTCGGCGTTTCCGTGCTGGCTTACATCATGCACTACGGGACATTCTCCGGGATCATGGCTGCGGCTGTTGCAGGCCTGATGTGTTCAGGCTTCACATCAGTCGCACGCTATGCGTTCGGCTACATCAAGGACAAGCGATATCACAAAGGTCGC